CTGCAATTCCAACTGCTAAAAACGCTAACATAACTAGATATAAATAAAGATCTGTGTTCATTTTAGCCCTTTCCATCAAGTCAACGGTTGACTGATAAGGCTTAAGGTACAGGTTACCTAGGACTTAGCAATCACCTTTTGATAACGAAACGGTAACAATTCTGCATCGTCCATGTGGTTGTCGATGTCGCGCCTGAGCGGATTATCGAGATCGTCCATACCTGCGACCGTTAACGGCAAAGGTTCCGTCCTTCTCAATGTGAATAATCGACACTTGGACGCCCTTAGCATCTTCTTCTAGTATCAAGAATGCCTGTTGCCAGTTCATTGTGCCCTTCGTATAGGCAGCCTTACGAATGTCCATAAGATGTCCACCCTCGAAGCCACGCAGAATGCGCCCTAATTTGCCCCCTGAAGCCTCTGTAAAGGCCGATTGACCAGCGCGGTGAGTGTGACCACAGATCACGCTTAACCCATGCCTACGGGCTGCTTCTAGGGCTGTAAGGCCAGGCGTAGGTTTAATGGCTTGTTCGTCTCCATGCACTGCCACATAACCCTTAGCAATGGCAAATGGCTTCTTATGATAAGAGATTCCCAGTTCATCAAGCTTCATAAACTTTTCGAAGCGAAGTTCTGGTAATGACAAGAATGCTGGGATCTTGTTCATGATCACATTGTAAAGTCGATCAGTGTGATTAGACCTGATCATGTGGGCTTCTTTGGCATACTGGGTCAATTCCCAAAGGACATCGACCGTCATATCGCGATCACTAGCTAAGGTTTGCTCGTACCACCCTGGCTTATTTTCCGTCCATCGGCTGATTTGTGGGAGATCGATTTCATCTCCGAGAGTAACGACAGCATCGGGGCGAATCGCTTTAATAAAACTCGAAACATTTTTAACTGCTACCTGGTCATGGTAGGGCACTTGAAGATCTGGCACAACAACTGTGCGCTTCATTAACCAACCTTGTCACATCGAAGGCAAACATTGCCAAAGTAAAGATGCCCTCTGAATAAACACTTCAGTTTTTCTTTAACTTTTTTCATTAGTCCTCATCATCGTCGGGATAAAAGTCCGGCAGATTGCTCGGGTTATCATTGATGCGTTTAGGCAGAATCCACTCAGGATATGAAAATGGATCCATGATCATTGACAGACAGATATCGACAGGAAAACCAGCCTTGCGCAAAGCCTTGTAATACTCATTAAGACCAATGCAATACGCTTCTAACGGCGTATAGCCTTGATCCTCTAATGCCTTTGCTTTGCGCGGAGCCATGGTTTATTTTAGCGTTCTAAGAGTATGTTGTAAATCTCATCAACGCGTGTGTTGAGTCGCTTGATCTCGCTGAGTAAGTGTGTGATCACATAGCCAGCCAATCCACCTATTGTCACAAGCGTGGCAATATAGAGCTGAAAGAAGTCTGCCTGTGTCATTTTCTTCCAAGTTCATCTTTAGGATCCAAGTATCGCAATACTGGTGGAATGATTGATGCAAGGCCAGCAGCGATCAAAGCCTGTGGCTCAGACACGCCAGCTGCGTACATTGAAATTACTGCTACTAAGAATGCTCTGCCCCATGATGCTGCTGCGTTCTTTAGATCTTTCATTGTGATCCCCCGATCATAGGTATTTGAAGAAACTCACCATTAAGGTCAGCCGCTTGCGTAAACGAAATATGGCAGTGTTGCGTGTGTTTGTTGATGCCTGTGTATTTGCGCCACTTCCAAGCGAGTTTTGAACTGGCAATCTTGCCGTCAAAGATGATGTAGCTGATGCGCTTGCTTCTATCAGACTTTGCAAAGACACGAATCTGATCCGCAAGATCTGGCATGAGGTCAGGTTTAGCTTTGCCTGTAAGATCTCGATCGATGTCGATGGCACGAACCCAGCCGTTAGCATCAGGATTGTGATCTGAAACGCGCGCGCTGTGTCGAGTATCGCCGATCCAACCATCAGAACTTCGATCTCGATCTCCGAAGGTGTCGTCAATCTGTTCTCTTAACTGGATTGCGCACTTTGAAAGTCTTGGCTTCACTTATAGACCTAGAGCAGCCTTTAGATCATCAATGGACAAGCCAACCGAGGCTAACTTTTCATTGATAGTTGACTCGGTTTTTGGCTTTTCTTTATGAGCTGCAAGTCCTGCTTCCGCCTGTGCCTTTGTTAAATCTCCAACAATAACTAATTTATCTTCGCGGATATAAACCGAATCACAATTAAGTTCTTCTTTTAATTGAATACCGTCGATGAATGCTGGGATTTCAAACTCATGAAAGTTCATAATTAGGCTCCTAAATAAGTTGCGGATAGTCGAGCATAAACAGCAGGTGAACTTGAGATGCTACTTTGAACGCTCATTTCAATATAATCGCCAGCTGTTAAACTTAATGTCAAAGTGCCACCAATAGCGAAGCTATTTGAACCTAGATTTGCCAGAGAAGTAATAAGACCCGATTCAATTCCGTCAGTTATGCCAGTACCATTTTTTAAAAGATTGACATTTGCATAAGCCACGTTAGTAGTTAAACGCCAATAGGCGTCTAATTGATACTTACCGCTTTTTCCGGATGGAATTGTAATTCTGGTGTTATTTGTAGAATTGTCATGGAATCCATCTGTGTCAAAACTTTCAGTGGAAAAGTTAAGAATCTTTTGAACGTTTGCTGTCAAGGCTATTGTTGTGCCTGGAATATAAACCGCACAACCAACATAAGCAGCCGCGCCACCTACTGCAACCCAAGCCGAACCTGAGTAATACTCAACTGAGTTAGTGTCTGAAAGATAAGACATGTTGCCTTCAACTGGGCTTGTTACTGCGGCTGTGCGAGCTGCTGCGTTAGCAAAGACCCACACTCCCTGCATAAGGTATCCGTTAGTGTCTGCGGCTGTGAGAACATCACCTGTGGCGAATGTCTTAAAGCCTTGTCCTGCTGCCATTTGTTCTCCTTAGTAAGAAAGTGTGTTAGTGCCTAGTATCCCATAATTTGTTCCAATTATGAACGAATCGATGATGGGTTCTAGGGTGGTCAATGTGGTTTTCCAGTTACTTGGTTTGATGTCATGTGACACGCCAAATACCTGCAAAGTCTTAGTCAACGAGGACGAGCCCGGTTGAGTTGTCGTCACCGTAATTGGATCGAAAAAGTCAAGATCCAAAGCCGCAGTAATGCCAGCATCGTAGTTGGCAGTGTAGAGGTCAAGAGTAACTGCATCGCAACGGATCGAAGTTTCTTGGCGAGAGGCCAAAAATGCTCGTGCATTGTTAAGAGCTTCTGTGTCCGTTTCCATCAAAAGGTTCTGCTCTTGATATGAGTGCAAGAAATACTTATCGATCGAGTCTTGATTAAATGCGACCTGAGCAGTGCCGCCTGTGCGAGTAACGCTAACGTTGTTAAATACCAAAGTATCATCTAACTTCCAGACGGCATTGTTATACGAAATGCCAGTGCCATTGTCATTGAAGTCAACTGAAGTGCCAGCCACGCTAGAAGAAGTAAGCGCACGATCCTGAAAAACTAGGTTGCCGAATCCGTCCATATACAAAGAACCATATTCAGTGCTGGTAACTGTCTGCATTGCAGCTAAAGAAGTTCTTAATGTGCCTGGATCTGCTTGAACTGTGGTCTGTCCAGCATCGATGTCACGCATGCCAGTAGGCCAGCCGATTGAATCGAGAATTTTGCCAATACGAGTGCCAGTGGTTTGACCTGCTGGAGTAGTGGCGACTGTGGTTATTTGGGCATTCTGGAATAGTCTAAAGCCATCAACCGCTTGAATTGTTGTATAAACAACTTCGCCGACATCGCGAGGCGTAGTCGTATCGAAAGAAGTAATGTAGCCAGCAAAGATTGGATAAGTCGTGCCATTCCAAGATGCAGTGATAGTCACCTTACGCATTGGGGTCAGCAAGTTGTAATACGGACTTGCTGGGTTCATCGGGTTGAAGTCACCGTTCTGATCAATGATGCGAAGGCTCATTGTGCCAGTCTGGAATATGTCTGAAAGAGCTGTGCGACCGCGTGTGGTCTTGATTGAATCTACCTGGTTAGAGACATCCACTGTGACCGCTGTGCTATCAGCTAGTGCATTGACTCCCAAAACGCCTGAATCAAGGATCATAGGCGAGGCAAAGCCAGCACCTGTTGAAAAGTTGATAATGGCGTTAATTACTGGAATTGCCATGATCAACCGCCGTCAGGGTTAACGGATCCCGGGCGGAATCGATTATTGCCATTAGTATTTGCAACGATTACTGCGTCGCCAACTGCTTTAACAAACTCATCTTGCATCAAAGTAGTGCCATTGTTATTCACAATAACTGTTACTGGTGCTGGTTGAGTTTGAGGAATTGTAT